GTACCGCTGCTGGACCAGGTCGCTGGCGCGGCCACGAGTGACCAGGCGCTACAGTAATTGCGCTGACTGACTGTCTCATTATCGTTGACGGGTTCCGGCGCGTCCCGGCGCCTTTGCAGCCGATGCACTCGGTGCTGTGGCGTCCGTCACGGCGTAGCTGTGCGCTGCCGTCAGTCCAGCCCGAGCCGCCGCAGACGTGGCACTCGCGGGATCCCTCTTCGTCGCAGAACAGGATGACGCCGTTGTCGAGCGTCTTCATCTCGACGTAGCCGTCGCCGATGAGCTGCTTGCAGTGCTCGAACGGGTTCGGCACGCGCTCGACCATGGGCATGAGGTCGACCAGGACCGTGAGGACGCGGTAGGCGCCCGGCTTTGCTTCTCGCTCGTTCATGCGGTCTGTCTTGGCTTCCTTCTTCGGGACAGTCAACGGAACGAGGCGTTGATCACAGCTTGCAGAAGATTTCTTCTGACCACTGTCGATTGTTTGTCCCCGTGGAAAGGCTGGTGGGCTTTTCCATTACGTGACCGGAACAGTCAACGGAACGCGGCATCGATCACAGCTCGCGGGAGATTCTCTCTCGCCGCTGTCGATTTTTTGTCCCCGTGGAAAGGCTGGTGGGCTTTTCCATTACGTGAGACGAGAGCCAACAGACCCAGCCATACGGCGGGCGGCGTTCATCGAGGTGCTCGCGGAGACCCTCGTGGACGTCCTCGCCGAGCCCGCGGGACAAGACGCACCAGAGAGCGCCCAGCAGGGGCAGAGCAAGCCAGCCGAGAACGAGGTCAGCGCCGATGCGTGACCTCTTCGGTCATGGCGCGCCGGCCGAGAGGTCGCCTCGCCCCCGCCGGTCAGCGAAGCCGACGACCGCGGCCACCGCGAAGGCGTCTGTGAAGTCACGCGGCAGCGCTCCGGCGTTCACCGCGGAGCAGCCACCGGCCGGACGAGCCATCGACTCGGCCACTGTCGAGTCCTTCTGCGCGCTGGGCGCGGCGGTGTGCCTGGAGTCGCCGGCCGGGATCGTCTGGCTGGTACCCAGCTACACCGCTGAGCCCCGGCCGGAGCTCAGCGCTCACGACCTGGCCAAGCTGGTCATGACCTGCACCACGTTCCCGGGCTCGCGCATCGCGAGCTTCGAGTCGCCACACAGCAACCCGGCCTCGGGCCCAACCGAGGCGCAGCTACCTGACACGAGGAGACATCAGTGACCCCTGAAGAGATCGTCAGCACCATGGCCAACTTCTACCCCGACGAGAAAGAGATCGTCGCGGCCATCATCCAACGCATCGATCGCGGTCGCGAACAGTATGGCCCGTGGGAGATCGACCAAGACCGCGGACGCGACTATGTGCAGGAAGCGCTCGAAGAGAACTTCGACTGCATGGTGTACCAGGCCGCCCAGCTCGTGAAGATTCAGAACGAGCGGCGCAGGCGAATGACCAGGATCTACGTCTGCCATCCTTGGCGCGACGACCCGGCCGGCAATGCTCGCAAGCTCGAGGAAATCTGCCACGTGATCGTCGAGAACGGAGCGCTGCCCGTTTGTCCACCGCTCTTCCTGAGCCGTTTCCTGTGCGAAGAAACGGAACGCGCCCTGGCCCTCAAGCTCTGCCTTGAGATGCTTTCCGACTGCGACGTCGTGTTTCAGTTCGACGAGCCGACAGAAGGGATGAGCGCCGAGCTCCTGCACGCCGAGAAGCTCGGCATCCCCGTGGTTTCTGGTGAACGCCCGCCGGAGCCAATCGGCGCGAGTGAGTAAGGAGCAGCTGTCATGAGGATGTCCGAAGCATGCCGCCACCGAGCGGCGCTCTGGCACTTGCAGGTTGCCAAGCTCCTGCGCGACGCGATGCCAGGACCGAACTCCGCCGCATGCGCCGACGGCGAGCTTGATGCCGAAGTGCCCGTGTTCCACGTCGCCACGCGCACCAGCAAGTTGCCCCATGTACGCAGCGTGCTGCGCGAGGCGCAGAAGGGGCTGCCTCTAGATCGCTTGCCCCTCGCGGTCATCAAGGACGAGCGCCATCAGCAGACATTCGTCGCCATGCCGCTGGACTCGTTCCTGTTGCTCGTGAGCGGCTGGTGGGCCGCCACGAGGTCCGCCGACGAAGGGGCTATCGAGACGTCGTCGCAGGAAGCCGGCGAATGACCGCGGGTGCAGATGAGGTCCTCATGGTCCTGCCGCTCGATGTGCTGAAGACCGACCGCCGTCTACAGATGCGTTCCAAGCGCGACCCGGACGTGATCAGCCAGTACGCCGAGGCAATGAGACACGGTGGTGTCGTCAAGTTTCCGCCGCTTCGCGTCGTTCACGATACCGAGTCAGAGGCTCTCTTGATCTGGGACGGGAACCACCGCGAGGAAGCTGCGGTGCAGGCGGAACTATCGGAGTTTGCGTGCCTCGTGAGGCCGGGGACCATCGAGGACGCGATCTGGCTGGCGCTGTCGGCCAACAAGGAGCACGGCCTCCGACGCTCGAACAAGGACAAGGAGAAGGCAGTCCGGTGCGCACTTCGTAGGCGCCCGGAATTGGCCGACAAGTCGATAGCAGAGCACGTTGGTGTTGACCACAAGACGGTGGGAAAGCACCGGGCACGGATGGAAGCAAACGGGGAAATTCCCCGTTCGGAGGTGCGGACGACCACGGACGGAAGCAACTACACCGTGACCGGAAAGCCTCGGGCGAAAGACGCGGCGAAGGTGACTTCTTCCCCGCCGATGCCGAGTCCAGACGCCGAGGCAATCTGGGAAATTCCCAGATTGGAAGTGCCGACCGACGCGGATGATGACGGGCCGGAAAACAGTTCCATCGAGCCAGACGATCGTCCCCCTGATGGAGCGCCATCCTCGGCGCCGTGTGCTGACAGCAGATGTGACGCGGCGACGGACGATTGCAGGAACGAGGGTCCCACCGCGGCGCTGTCCTTACAGACGGACCAGGTGGAGCGTCCATCACCTGACAAGCGCACTGTGGCCCCCGCGCAGGTGGTAGCCGCGCCGCAGTCCACTGTGCCGGCGCCAACTCGCGAGCCCTCACACCAGTCCCTCGCGGGGAAGGTGCGCCGCTACCACAACGCGAAGAAGGACGCTGAGAAGGACATCAAGGAGGCTTTGAGCCTCATCCATGGCCGCGCTGCTATGCAGATTCCCTTTGTTGACGTGCAGGTGTTGCTGAGAAAGGCGCTTGAGCGCCTGAAGGAGATTGAGTCGTGATCAAGTATGTGGGCACTGAAATCGTTCCTCTGACGAAGCACCTGGCTATCGACTTCGCGACCATGCCGGCGTGGCGCGGTGAGCGTCCTCTGAGCGAGAGGCGCGTCACGTTCCTACTGCGCGAGCTGGAGAGTGGGTGCTTCTACACTCCGCGGTGGGCGGTGGCGAAGCTGGGCGAGCGCACTATCCGCGTCAACGGCCAGCATTCCTCGACCATGCTCGCCAGGCTCGATCCCTTTCCCGTGGGGAAGGTGACGATGATCGACACCTACGCGGTCGATAGCGAGGTTGACCTGGGCGGGCTCTTCACCAAGTTCGATAATCCCGAGAGTACGCGCAAGACGCGTGAGCAACTCGGGGCGCTTCTTCCCGAGGAACTGGCCGATCTGAGCCCGAGTGCGGCGGAACGGATCGCGGCAGGCATGTACTACGGCCGCACGCGGTTCAATGCCGGCGCTGCGCGGGGTGTTCACGTGTTGGGCGGCGCCGTTCAGTCCAGCCCCCCCTTCGCGCTGTGGGCCCAGGACATCCTGAAGGGGCGTGTTGTCGGTCGCACTGCGGTCATTGCCTCTGCACTCTTGATGTGGGAGGCAGACCCGAATGACTGCCAGCTGTTCTGGCGGCGCGTCACTGACGAGGGAGACGTCAACCCCAACAATCCGACCAGGACACTTGCTCGGACGCTGCGCGACGACCGAGGTCGTGGCTCCGTCGAGGAGATGAAGGCCCTCTGCGCCAAGAGCGTTCAGGCGTGGAACTACTGGCGCCGCGGTCAGATGATCCAGAAGCTCAGCTATCGCGGGAACCTGCCCGAGGCCGAGTAGCTAAGCGAGGCTGCGACAGCATGAGCGACGAGGAGAAGCGCAACAAGGGAGGCCGACCTCGAAAGGGCGACCTCAAGGTCGACTACCTCGAACTCGACCGGCTCCTCGTGCACGGCGAGGAGGTCGCCGTCGAAGGGGTACCGGACACCAAGGCAGTCCGGTACCCCAGCTACAAGGAGCTGTCCGAGCGGTACGGCGTTTCCATCTCGGTCGTCGGCGAGTACTCGACCGCACGCAACTGTCTCAAGCGGCGCGCAGAAGCACAGGCTCGGCTCGACGCGAAGGTGGATCAGAAGATCGTCGAGATGCGCGCCGAGGCGATCGCGCTGTCACGCCACGAGCGCATTGGCTTGGTCGATCGTGCGCTGCTCGCCTTCGCCGAGGCCCTGAAGGATGGCCGCGTCCGGTGTGACACGTCCTCCGACTTGAACATGCTCCTACGCCTGCGCGAGTACCTCGAAGGCGGTGCCGACAGCCGGCAGCAGATCCTCGGCGGCATCACGCTGGAGGTCTTGCAGTCGCGGCACCGGGACGTGCTGAGAATGATGGATGAGGCGTCGCCGGCCGAGCGCGGGATCGAGGCGCCCGCGCAAGCGCAGGCGCGACTGGTTGGCGACGTGGGCGAGATCGAGGACGCGGAGGTAGTCGAGGCCGTGGCCACGCCGATCGGCGACGTCGGGGCGGACGTACCCCCCAACGCGAGCGGCGCGGCCAGCAACGGTGGAACCGAAGCACCTGGGCACCAGGTCGACGAGCCCGCGCACGAGTTCGACGAGCTCGGCCAGGTCGAGGACTCCGCCGGCGACGAGTGGCCGGCCACTCGTCTGAATGCGCCTGGTTCCGCGGAGATAGCCGGCGGCGCCGCGGACGGATCCACACCAAGAGCGAACGAAGCCGCGGCGACGAGCTCGAGCAGCTCGAGCAGCTCGAGCGCCTCGAGCGGTCGAATGCAGGACGATGTACCGTGATTCTGCTGACTTACGCGGACAGGGATGCCCGGGAAGCACCGCATTAGAGGACGGTGGTGCCGGACACACACGGGGAGCGCACTCGCGACCGCTGCCGGACTGTTCCAGCGGCGCGATCGTCGAGGGTCGGTGGATTAGGAGTGGGCCACGGCGGCGATGCCAGTTCGGGAAAGCGGCAGTTCAGGGTCGGAAATTCCGCCCCTGCGCCGCTCCCGAACCTCGCGGAACCTCGCACGGCCATGCACCTCGAATTGCCGCTTTGATGGAGAAGCGGCAATTGGCGCCGGCCATGCGAGCTGGTGACGCCGGCAGCACCAGGCACCAGCGCGGCGGGAGACCGGCCATCGCATGGGGGGAGGGTCGAAATTTCGTGGCGCTTCGAGGGGCCTGCCGCGGGTGCTGGTCCCGTTTCAGACACGGAACCGAATGGGAAACCGAAGGGATGCCAGCGAAGGCGCCCGGGACTTCGGTTTTCACGTGAAACAAGGTCGGGAGCGGCTCAGCACGGCTGGTCTTGGAGCGAGCGGATCAGGTCGTCATCGCTGGCGTGGGTGTAGATCGACGTCGTCGTGATCGACTGGTGGCGGGCGAACCGCTGTGTGAGGCGAATGTCCTTCGTGCGCCGGTAGAGGCAGCTGCACGCGGTGTGGCGCAGGACATGGAAGTTGAAGTGGCGCTCGAAGCCAGCTCGTTCCTGCCACACCCCGAAGCCGTGCCGGACCATGCGCGCCGAGAGGCGGCGACCGATCCGGCTCACGAACAACGGCGCGCTCGGCGAGACGTCCTGGTCGAGGTAGCGCTTGAGCTTGAGCAGTTTTTCCAATTTGGCGCGGAGTTTGTCATTGAGCAGCGCTTCCTGCATCGACTCGTCCTCGGACGAGCGCTTGAATACACGCAGCTGGACGCGCCGCTTCGCGCGGCCGTGCGCGTCGAATACGTCGCCGACGTCGAGCGCGATCAGCTCGTGCTCGCGAAGCCCCGTCCCGAGGGCCATAGCGTACAGCACGTTGTCGCGGAAGCCGTCGCGGTGTTCGCCGGTGACCTTGAGTAGGAGGGCCACTTCGCGGTCGGTCAGGGTGCGCGGCGGGCGGGCGAGGTTCGTGGCAAAGGCGCTCATCGTGGCTTTCTCCGTCGTGGGGTTCACCACGAATCGCTCTGAAGATCGGTGGAAGCAAGTCTCTTCTCGCCGAAAGGCGCGCCGATGACGGTGGGCATCGTCAAGCGGTCAGAAGGCGACCTGAGCGCCTGGCTCGCGACCGAGGTCGGTTTCATCTCGACGCTCTGTGCCTACGACGAGCAGCCCATTACCCTGGAGCCTTTTCAGGCAGAGCTCGTGAACAGCCGGAACCGCTTCCGCTGGATCACCAAGGCCCGCCAGCTCGGCTACTCGTTCGCCATGTCGCTGGAGGCGCTGGCCCAGTGCCACCTGCGCGAGAACCACACCGCAATTTTCGTTTCGTACAATGCCAGCGAGGCCCGCGCACGCATCGAGCTCGCGCGCCAGGTCTACGAGTCCATCCCGCTGGAGTTCCAGAAGCGGCTTGTCGTGGACACGAAAAGCGAGTTGGCGTGGGAGTCCAACGGGATGCGCAAGGGTGTCTCGCGCATCCTGTCGCTGCCGTCGAAGGCACCTCGCGGGCGGCGAGGAAGCCTCTACCTGGACGAGTTGGCCCACTACCCGGAAGACCGGGAGGTCTATCGGGGGTCCACGGCCCTTGTCCTTCGCGGCAACGGACAGCTGACGGGCTGCTCCACACCGCTCGGCCGTCGAGGCATCTTCTGGGAGATCGCCTGCGAAGAGCTGAGGAAGTTCCCTCATCACTGGCGGCAGATCGTTCCTTGGTGGGCCTCGTCAGCGCTGTGTCTCGACACCAAGCGCGCCGTGCGCGAGGCGCCGGCGATGACCACGGAGGAGCGCGTCGCACGGTTCGGCAAGCCGGCGCTTGTCCAACAATACGACAGCTTAGGTTTGGATGATTTTCAGCAAGAGTTCGAGGTCATCTTCGTCGATGCCTCATATTCATTCCTGCCCCACGAGCTGATCCTGCCCAACACCGTGGACGATCTGCTCATCGTCCAGGATCCCGACTCCATTCCCCCTCCAAGCGGCCGGCTCGTGGCCGGCTTCGACGTCGGCCGGACGCGCGATCGCTCCGAGTTGGCCGTGTTCGAGGAGCACCGGGGCCAGCTGAAGTGCCGCATGCTGCGGACCTTCGAAGGGACTCCGTTCGCCGACCAGGAGGGCTTTCTCCGTCGGCTGCTCGAGACGGTTCCTATCGCGCGCCTGTCGATCGACCACAGCGGCATCGGCATGAACTTGGCGGAGAACCTGGCGCGGGACTACCCGCAGGTCGTGGCCGAGGACTTCACGAACGCGAACAAGGAGCGGTGGGCAACGGACTTCAAGATCGCCCTTCAGCGTCGCGAGGTCGTCCTGCCACGGCTTCGTGAGCTGACCTCCCAGATCCATTCGATCAAGAAGCGTGTCTTGCCGTCGGGGAAGGTGTCGTTCGACGCCGAACGAACGGCCCGTGGCGGACACGCTGACAAGTTCTGGGCCATCGCGTTGGCCTGTCAAAAAGAGCGCACGCCCGAGCAGCGAGGCGGCGCGGTGGTCTCCGTGCGCATCATCGGAGGGGAGTAGACGTGAGCGACGAGTCGAATCAAGAGAGCCCAGTCGAGAGCATCGTCAAGGCGATGATCATCGGCGCCGACGTTCAAGATCCTGTCAGCCTACCCGGCGGCGAGGTCGTCAGTCGTGCATTCACTGAGGCTGGAGCACTGGCACCGCCGTACGAGCCCGAAGCGCTGGTGCGGTTGTTCGAACACAGCAATTCCTTGCGTCAGAACGTGGACGCATACGGCACGAACATCGACGGGTTCGGCCACCGCCTGGAGCCGGCCATCGATTTCGACGCCGAGAACGCGGATCAGCGCATCGCCGACTGCATCTTCGTCGAACGGGTCGCGGCATCGGATGCGGGTGAGTGGGATAAGGCGACTGGCTCCGAGCCTACCGCGGACGAGGTGGCGGCTCGCCGGCGCGAGCTCGTCCAGCTGGCGCGCATCGAGAAGGCCAGGCTGGACAGCTTCTTCGCCAGCTGCGCCTTCGACTCATCGTTCGTCGCCATGCGCCGACTGACACGGCAGGACCTCGAGGTGACCGGCAACGCCTACTGGGAGGTGCTGAGGAATGGCCGCGGCGAGATCGCGCGCCTCGTCTACGTCCCCTCGTACACGATGCGCCTGCTGCCCCTCGACCCCGTGCCTGTCGAGGTGAAGGAAACGGTCCGCATCTCACCCGTGGCGGTCGAGGTCGTCGAGACCCGCCGGCGCCTCCGACGTTACGTGCAAATTCAGGGCGGCGAGCGCACCTACTTCAAGGCGTTCGGAGACCCTCGCACGATCTCGCGAGTCACGGGACAGCTCCACGCCAATGAAGCGGCGACTCTCGAGAGAGCACGCGAGGGCGACGGTCCCGCGACCGAGATCCTGCATTTTGCCATCCCGTCGTCGCGCTCGCCGTACGGTGTCCCGCGCTGGATTGGCGCCCTGCTCTCGGTGCTCGGAAGCCGGAGTATGGAGGAGGTCAACCTCGACTACTTCGAAGCGAAGTCGGTTCCACCCTTGGCCCTTTTGGTCTCAGGTGCTCGACTTGCCGAACAGTCCATCCCCCGGATTGAGCGATTCCTTGAGGAGAACATCAAGGGCAAAAAGAACTTCCACAAGATCCTGGTCATCGAGGCTGAGGGAGCGGGCGGTGATGGCAGCCGGGCCAAGGTCGAGTTCCAGCCACTGACGAGTGCTCAGCAGCAGGACCAGCTCTTCTCGGAGTACGACCGACGTAACATGGACAAGGTCGGCGGCGCGTTCCGGCTGCCCCGGATCTTGCGAGGGGAAAGCTCCGAGCTCAACCGCTCCCTCGCCGAGGCATCGCTCCGCCTGGCCGAGGACCAGGTGTTCCAGCCGGAGCGCGACGAGTTCGACCACATCATCAACCACAAGCTGCTCGCAGACATGGGCGCCCGGTTCTGGACCTTCCGGTCGCAGACACCGGTCACACGAGACCCGGAGCGCCTCACGGATATGGTCGAGAAGCTCGTGCGAGTGGGTGTGCTCACGCCCGAAGAGGGTCGGCTTCTGGCGAGCGACATCTTCAACCGCGAGTTCGCGAAGCTGCGCGCTCCCTGGGTAAAGCTGCCCATCACCCTCACGCTGGCGGGTCTTCAGAATCAAGGCGTCGACGAAGCTTTGCGGCCGTCGAGCGGGTTGGCGGGCGCCACGGCAGACAAGTCCTCGCTCATCCAACAGGCGCGACATCTGCTGCAGCTGCGCGAAGAGCTGGTGAAGGAGGAGGAGCGCCTGGCCAGTGAGCGTCTCGCCCTGGCTCGTCGGTATGCGGAAGGTGACGGCACGTCGGATGCCCGCGATGAGGATGCGGAATGACCCAGCCTCCCTGCAGTAGCCCCGAGCCCGCCGAGTACGAGGCACTCATTCGAGGGGCGCGCGAGGTCGCGGACGACCTTCTGGAACACTACCTTGGGTTGCCCGTCCAGAAGGCACTCGAGCTCCATACCCGCGGCGGCTTCGACCTGGCCGTGGCTCGCCTGGCGGCCGAGCTTCGCCGTGAAACTACGCAGGCCGACACGGAGGCGCTACGGATCGCCGTGCGCGTGCTCGACGTGGACTGGCGTCAAACATCCGCTGAGCAGCGCCGCCAGCTCGTCGCTCAAGCAATGGTGGAGGCCGGTCGGGCGACGGCGCCGGTGCCGAAGCGAGTGAAGGTCGTCTTCGGCCGCAAGGCCGACCAGATCCTGGCGGCTACACGCCGGGACGCACGAGGGCGGCAGCGGCTGTCCATCGGGGCCGACTTCAATGCCGTCGACCGGAGAGTTGTCACGCATGCCGCCAGTAGCCAGGCGCTCTTCGTCACTGATGAGTACGGCCGTCGGTACGACGAGGCAGGGCAGCGAGCGCGGTCGGTGGTCGCCCGCGGGCTTGAGCAAGGACTGGGCCGTGACGATATCGCTGTAGACCTGCAAGAGCAGCTCGGGCAAGTGCTCATCGGTCGCAGCGCACGCTACTGGGACCTCGTCGCGAGTGCGTTCACGGCGAGCACCCGATCTTATGGGCAGATGTCGTCCTACGCCGAGGCAGGGATCGAGCGATACCGGGTCAGCGCCGTCCTCGATGAGGCCACGACCAACGCCTGCCGCTTCCTCGACGGCAAGGTGCTGAGTGTGAGAGCCGCCCTCGATCGCTTCGACCAGGTCGAGCGCCTCACCGATCCCGCGGCGATCAAGGGCGCACTGCCATGGGTGCGAGAAGGTATTGACGAGGCCACCGCGCGTCGCGGGCTGTTCATCACACGTGGGGAAGAGCGGCACCAGTTGGCCGAGGTGGTGCGTTCGGGCACGGGCGCACGCGATGATCGAGGTGAGTTCGCCCGAGGCATGGCCGAATCACAGCTCGACGCACTCGGCATCGGGTTGCCCCCCTATCATGGCCATTGCAGAACTACGACCTGGGCTTTGTGACCCGCGGACCGTCCATCAGTGTGGCCGGCGGCACTCCGAATGTCGATTTTTGAAAATAGTTTGTCCCCGTCCGAAGGCTGGTGGGCTTTTCCATCTATGGAGACCCAACCGTGGACGGAAACCAGCCGCGACGCGACATACTCAAGCGAGCTCTCGCTCACGCACGCATCGTTCTTGAGACGGGCGGCGTCGAGCCGGTCGAGAAGACCATCTGGTCCTCGCCGGCCGGCAAGAAGCGCCTGGCCAAGCGGCTGGCGGCGATGCTGCCGGCGCACAAGACCTACGTCGAGCCGTTCGCGGGCTCGGCTGCCGTGCTCTTCGCGAAGGAGCCGGTGGCGGTCGAGGCCATCAACGATGCGGATCTCGAGATCGCTCGCGCCTACAAGACCATCAAGCGGCTCGGGTCGAAGGACCTATCGAAGCTGCGAGCGCGGAAGTGGACGGGGGACGAGGCGACCTACAAGCAGCTGGTCGCCTCGTCCCCTACCGATGACGTCGCGTGGCTGCACAAGTTCCTGTACACCACGCACTTTTCCTACGGGAAGATGCGCGGTAAGAGTTTCAGCCCGTCGGTGCAGGGCGTCGAGGCACGCACCGTTGACCGCATCGAGCAGTTCGCGCCACGGCTGAAGAAGGTCCAGATCTTCGGCGGCGATTACCGCAAGGTCATCTCGAGGTTCGACGGCAAGGACACCGCGTTCTTCCTTGATCCGCCGTACGTCGGCTACGACGTCCACGTCGGCGAGGGGAAGTTCGAGGAGCAGGCGTTCTTCGATGTGCTGAAGTCGCTGAAGGGGAAGTTCCTCATCACCTACGGGATCCGCGGTGAGCTGCCCAAGCTGCTCGCCAAGTCGGACTTCCTGGTGAAGCGCATCCGCACGCCGCGGACCATCGCCTCGATGCGTGGTGTGGGCGGGCCGAAGATGCTGACCCAGCTCCTGGTCACGAACTACGAGCCCACCAAGAAATCGCTCATGGGCCTCCTGGTCGAGGATGGCGCCGACTTGGACGACGAAGTGGAGCTGGCCGACCTGTTCGAGAAGTCGATCCCGCTCATCAAGGGGGCTGACCCGGGCGACGAGAGGTTTGTTCTCGGCGTGGTGCTCGAGCCGGACGTCGTCGATGCCCAGGGCGACACGTACTCGTCCGGCGAGGTCCGCCAGGCAGCACACCGCTTCCTGGAGGACTTCGGCGGCCTGGGACTCATGCACCGCCACCGGGTGAATGGCCAGGTCAAGATCCTGGAGAGCTACCTGGCGCCGAGCGACGTCGAGCTCGGGGGCGTGAGCATCCGTAAGGGGACCTGGCTGCTCGCCGCGCGGATTCTTTCAGACGAGCTGTGGGCGCAGGTCAAGAACGGCCAGCTCACCGGATTCAGCATTGGCGGCTCAGCTCGGAAGGTCCCGGAGCCCAACCCGCCTTCGGATCGGCCGGGCGACAACGCCGAGGCGGCCGGGCAGGAGGCAGCGGCGTGACGCGGAAGCAAGGCCACGACGGAGCCGAGGTGCATCGGCTCCTGGACATCGTCGTGGAAGAGGTCTCGCTCGTCGATCGAGCGGCTAACCAGCATCAGTTCCTGATCGTGAAAAGGAGTGACATGTCGCAGTCGAAGGAGAACAAGGAAGGAAAGGACGGCGCGGCGGATGCATCGAAGGCCGCCAAGGCCGATGCCGCAACCATGCGCACGGCCGCGGTGGCTGCGCTCGAGACGCTCACCGCGGCGGTGGAGCAACTGGGCGAAGGCGGCGACCTCGATGCCGAGGCGCTGAACGAGGTCGCGGGCGAGCTTCGCCAGGTAGTCGAGCAGCTCGCGGAGGCCGCGGGAGCCGACGCTTCGAAGGCCGGCGGAAAGAAGCCCAAGGACGACGATGCCGAGGGCAAGGATGGCCAGCAGAGCGCCGGCAAGGAGAAGGCCGACAAGGACGAGGAAGACGAGGAGGAGGAGGACGACGGGGACGCCCAGCAGAGCAAGTCGCGCGACTTGCTCAAGTCGGTGCGCGATCTCGTCAGCAAGTTGAGCGACACGCTGACCGCGACGAGTCCTCAGACCTCGGGGGCGGGCGGTGCTTCGCGTGCCGTGTCGCCCGCCGACGAGGTGGCTCAGAAGCTCGGAGAGATCGCTCAGACGCTCAAGGAGCAGAGTCAGCGCCTCTCGAAGCTCGAAAAGGCGCACGGCTTGCCCAACAGCACGCCGAGGTCCGAGCGGTCGGGACGAGGGGACGAGAACAGCGACAAGGTGAGCTGGTCGCTGAACCTCAACAACCCGCAGGACCGCGAATCCGTCGACAAGGAATTGTCCTTCCACACGATTCGAGGGGGAGTCTGATGCCCACGTCCAATCGTACGCTGCTCGAAAAGGCCGACCTCGCAATTTCCGACCTCACGACGGGCGGCGGCTACCTACAGCCGGCGCAGGCGAAGAAGTTCATGCGCCTGCTCATCAAGCAGTCGACCCTGCTGCAGCTGGCGACGGTCACGCCGATGGCCGCGCCCAAGGAGGAGATCTCCCGGATCAAGTTCGGCAACCGCGTTCTGCGTCCGGGCCGCGAGGCCGTCGCGCTGACGGCCGCCGAGCGATCGAAGCCCGATCTGTCGAAGATCGAGCTCGACACCAAGCTCTTCAAGGCGGAAGTCCGGCTCTCGGACGAGGTACTCGAGGACAACCTCGAGGAAGGCGAGCTGCGCCAGACGATCATGAGCATGCTCGCGGAGGCGATCGCCCGCGATATGGAGGAGATCGTCATCAACGGCAACGCCGCTTCCACGGATCCGTACCTGGCGCAGATGGACGGCATCCTGGTCCAGTCGCAGTCGAGCGTGGTCGATGCCGCTGGTGCGCCCATCTCGAAGAACCTGCTCAACGACCTCATCAAGGCGCTGCCCTCGGAGTACCTGCGGGACAAGAAGGCGATGCGGTACCTGACGAGCGTCGATGCCGAGCTCGACTACCGCAACTCGCTGGCCGAGCGTGCCACCGCGGTCGGCGACAAGTTCCTCGAGGGCGATGCCCCGGTCCTCTACTCCGGTGTGCCGCTTCAGGCGATCCCGATGTGGCCTGAAAACCTCGGCACCGCGCAGGACCGGACCGCGATCGTGCTGACCAATCCCGCCAATGTCTATGTCGGTATCTGGCGGCAGATCCGCCTCGAGACCGACAGGGACATCAGCGAGGGTGTTCTTAAGATCGTCGCCACCCTTCGCTTCGGGTGCCGCTTCGGCGAGGAACTGGCGGTCGCGAAGGCCACCAACGTGAAGCTGTAAGAGCTGGAAGGAGCAGGCCATTGGAGACCGTGCTGGTTCGACTCAAGCCCTACGACCCGCGCCGCGGCTACGTGCTGCGCCGGTTCACGTACCAGGGCATCAAGTTCCACGAGGAACGCGGGTGGTACGTCGTGGACAAGGCGGTGGCGGAGTACCTGCGCAAGGTCCCGCAGCGCGACACGGACCCTCATAGCCCGCTGGCGTTCGACGTCGCCACCGAGGAGGAAGCCAAGGCGCTGGACGCGCGCGAGGAGCACGAGGGCAAGACGCGCAAGAACGCGGCCGAGGCACCGCGTGTGGCAGCTGGTCGCGGTGACCTGACCACCGACGATGTGCGCGCGGTTGCTGGCGCGCGTCCGGCGGCCACGGCCACGGCCACGCCCACGACGCCGCGGGCCGAGGCCGACAAGGCGAAGAAGGAGCGCCCGTAGCATGTACGCGTCGGTGGCCGACCTGCGCGCCGAGGGCGTGACGCCCGAGATGGCTTCCGACGAGCGCCTGGCCGGGGCGCTGAGTGAGGCGACCTCCATCATCGACAGAGTGACGGGCTGGTTCTTCGAGCCTCGGCCGCTGACGTTGGAGATGGACGGTCGTGGGACGCCGTCGATTGAGCCACCTGTGCCCCCGATTCGAATCGAGCGGCTCTCGGTCGGCGGAGCGACCTTCTCGGCCGACGAGTTCGACTTCGAAGGGACGCCGGCCCAGCCGTGGTTCGTCGCCCCGAGGCTGTGGCTGAGGGGGGGCATGTGCTTCCCGCGAAGCCTCGGCGTCGTCGTGGCCGACGGGCTGTGGGGCTATACCGAGGAGGATGGCAGTGCTACGGGCAGGACGCCTTTCGCCATCCGTCGCGCGGCGATGATCCTGGCGATCACCCTCGTGCCCAAGCTCGGCGAAGGCGACGGCGGTGTCGAGGTTCGGAATCGGTGGCGGATCGTCGAGGAGTCGACGCGCGATCAGAGCTATCGCCTGGCGCCGCTCAACGGTGTCGTCGAGCCGCTGACCGGCGATCCCGAGGTCGATCACCTGATCGCACGCTACCGCCGCCCGGTTGGCCTGGGAGCGGCGTGATGCGCGGCTCCTTGATCTTCGCGTTCCTGGCCGAAGTCCGCCGCTACGACCCAGCCGGTGTCGTCGCGCACGGTGATGGGTTCGACGCGGACTTCAAGGAGCCCGTGCTGCTCGACCGCGACGACGATGGGCTCGGCGAGCGTGTGCGCGCCGAGCATCCGCCGGTCCGGATCCCGTGCCAGGTCGAGACGCAGGAGTTCGAGGCCGAGCGCATGTACCCGGCAGGAAACGCGCCGAGCTCGAAGCTGACGCTGGTGTTCCATTTCAAGGATCTGGAGCGGCTCGGACTGGTGGACGCCTTAACCGGCGAGGCCCTGATTCGGACCGGCGATCGGCTTGCTGGAATCTACGACAAGGCCGGCCGGCTCGTGCAGGCCACTCGCACGCCGTCCGGTCTCTACGCCACGGAAGTACGACCGATTGGGTTCGGGCTGCATAGGGCAGGCCCAACCAGGAATCTGCTGCTCGTCCAGTTTGATGAGCACCGCACCGCAGCACCAAGGGAGAGCTGATCTCGATGACGAAGAAGCCGCAAACGATCCGCTGCAGCCGGTGGTTGTCTCTATTCCTTCTGGCATGTCTCGCGATGCCCGCCTTGGCGACGGGCTGCCGGTCGCCTCAAGCGGCGACGCCCGCGGACGACGATCCTGCGCCGGCGAGCCCTGTCTCGAATAGCCCGGATGAGGTGACGTGCGTGCTCGACTCCGGAGTACCGTGGGCGACTGCGCCTGCTCCGTTGACTGCACCTACCGGAGACTCCGAGCCGGTCTCGAGCGCCAATCAAGACACCTGCGCTCCGGCTGCCCCGGCTGTTAATGCGAGCCTGCTCCACTGCGTCTGGAAGCGAGCACTCGAGCGTCTCGGGCCGCAAGACCCCACAAGGCCGCCCTCGCCGGACACGTGTCGAACCGCCGAAGTCCTGGAGCGAATCGGGATCAAGGAGGCCGAGGCCGTCCTGCGGCGTTGCCCACACCCCGAGCTGCAGAACCAGGACCCGGTCCAGCCGCCGAAGACTCGCTCGTCGAAGGTATCGGTGCACGTCCACCGACACAGCGCGTATCGCGCCGAGGTCGTTCACGCCCGCCTGCACACGTTCGGACGGACGGCGTAGAGGCGACCCATGGAAAGACGTGTGATGGTCTGGATGTACCTTGCAGCACTCTGCGCCCTGGTCGCCTCGATGGCGTGGGCCGGCCTCGCGGCTTGTCGGCCGCCCATCATCGGCGGGGTGTGCCAGGTGGGCGAGATGCGTTGCCACGACAACGTGGCCGAGATCTGTGCGACCGACCGGACCTGGATTCCGGCACTCGACTGCCGAGCCATCAGCGAACACGCCGGCCGCCCATGGGTCTGCGTGGCGCTGCCCGCCGATGCGGGCGGGCTCGACGCCGGCCCGTTCGACGATGAGCAGTTCACCTGCCGCCCCCAGGAGAACGTGTCGTGACCGAGCCAGCCGTGAAGGCCGAGGTTGCCGACGTCACGCCGGGGATCGTGCGCGCCCTGTGGCGCCACATGATGCGGCTTTACAAGAGCAGTGTCTTCGAGAAGCGGCGCGCGCCCGAGATGTACCTGGTGGCGGAGGCGCTGGCCCGGCTCGGCATCGCCGACCGCGAGGGCTTCATGCGCGAGTGGTCGACGACCCTGGGCCGGCGCATCTACGTGCCGTTCACCATCGGCGTCGCGGCCAACAGCGACGCGCTGTGGAACCAGATCGTCACTGCCGTGCACGAGCATCAGCACGTCGCGCAGTACGAAGCCGACGGACTCGGTTTCATGGGCAGCTACCTGCTCAGCGACGCCGCACGCGCCAAGTACGAGACCGACGCCTACCGCTCGAACCTCGAGCTCCACTGGTGGCGCTACGGCGAGCTGCTGGGTGCTGAGGAGCTCGCCGAGAAGCTGCGGGGCTATGCGGTCAGCGAAGGCGACATCGAGGTGGCGGCCAAGACGCTCAAGGTCTCGGCCGATGCGGTACGGCACGGCGCGGTCATCAACGAGGCGTCGCTCGTTGCGATCCGCTGGCTGAACGCCAACGCCTCGCAGCTGGCAGCCCAGGGAGGCTGACCGTGAGCGCGCAGCGTACGGGCGACTGGGCGAAGGTGCGGCGCATGCTCGCGGGGGCTCCCGCGCGCGTGAAGGCCGCGGCCTCCACGGCGCTGCGCCAAGAGGCACACCTTCTCAGGAAGGAGATCGTCGAGGGGCTCACATCCCAGGCTCCTGGCGGCGAGTCCCTCCGGCCGCTGTCGCCGCTGACGATCGCGACCCGGCAGCTCAAGGGACGCAAGGGTACGAAGGCGCTGATCGAGCGGGGCGACCTGCGTAACGCGATCGCGGTCGTGATCGACGGCGACATGGCGTTCGTGGGGGTGCCCCGCAAGGCGCGAACGGCGGATGGCAAATCGCTCGCCGATATTGCCAAGACGCACGAACTCGGCTCGGCACCGCGGATCGTGCCGGTCTCGCCGGCGATCCGGCGGTTCCTGTTCGCGATGCTGAGGAAGGCCGGGATCACGCCGACTGGCGGCGGCGCGGGCAAGGGCGTGATCGTCGTCCAGGTCCCCGCACGTCCCTTCCTGCGCCCGGCGTTCAGGAAGTTCAGCCAGGGGGCGGAACGTCGTTTCCTCAAGCGGATGGCCGGGCTGCTCGGCCTGCCCGAAGGCGGAGCCTAGCGATGGCGTCGCCGATCATCACGACCGTCGTGCCCACCACGGGACCGACGAGCGGCGGCGACGCCGTGCGCCTGACGGGCACCGGATTTGGACCGCGCGTAGCGGTCGAGATCGGTGGCCGCTGCCAGGTCGTGGCCCTTCGTCGCGAGGCCGATGGGACGTCGGTGCTCGACGTCCGCACGCCCGCGCATGCCGATGCCGTGGTCGATGTTCTGCTTCAAAACCTCGATCAGGCCGACCAGCCGGTGGCCAACGAGAACACACGCCTTACCTCGGCGTATCGCTTTCTACGTCCTCGCCTGGCACGCGAGGCGGACCTGACCCGGCTCGTCCGGACGCTGCTGCGCGAGCTCAAGCGCCAAGTGATCGCCAACGTGAGCCTGGCGACGTCGGTGGACTACGACGACGGCCTGAGTGTTGGGGTCGCACTGGCCTCGCTCCCAGCTCTGGTGGTCACGGGACCGACCGTTCGCGAGAACCGCATCTACGGCACCAACGTTCCCGTCGTCGATGCCGTGGTCACGCCCACCGGGCCCGAGCTGCGCCGTCGCCGGCCGGCGTTCACGGCGGACCTCGAGTTTCGGCTCACGGGCGGATCGGAGCGCACCGTCGAGCTCCTCACCCTCATGGCCGCGGTGGCGACGTTTCTGAACCGCAACCGATGGATCGAGATGGCGCGTGATCCGGAGGATTCCGGCGCCGGCATGGCGCGCTGGGACCTGGACATGGTGGGCGAGTTTCGAACGGCCCTCGATGGCCCCGACGACGTGCGGGCATTTACCTGCGGCTTCGTCGTGCGCGGCTTCGATGTGGACGAGGGGCTGCCCATCGATTTCACCAAGACCGTGGTGTCGCCACAGCTCGACACCGAAGCACTGCCCACTGGAGGAGGGAACTGATGTCTCGGGACCTGGCTTCATCGAAAGTCGTGATTCTGGAAGAACCGCCGACGCTGCGGGCCATTCCGTCCGCGTCCACCTCAGTGGCCGGCGCTGTCGGAGTCGCGCAGCGAGGCCCCATCGGGCAGGCCGTGCGCTGCACCTCCTTCGAGGAGTTTCAGCAGCGCTTCGGTGGCTTCACCCTCGGAGGCGACCTGGCGCTGTCAGCCATGGGCTTCTTCGACAACGGCGGGACCCAGCTTTGGGCGGTGCGAACGGCGCACTACGTAGACCCGAGTGACGCGACCACGGTGGCAGCGCGTCGGGCCACGGGCGTTCTGCGGGCAGCGGCCGCCGCCACGCCCGGAGCCCCGGCGGACACCGACTGGCTGCGGGTCGAGGGCAAGGACCTCGGTGCGTACGCGAATCGCATCCAGGTCGAGGTACGGAAGTCGAAGTCGCGCGCGGCAGACGCGTTCGATTTGGCGGTGATCGAGGACGGCCGCTACCGCGAGGTCTTCGCCGACGTTCGAGTGTCGCGCGATGCCGACCGCTACGTCGTGCACGTGGTCAACGCAGCCCGTGGCGGCTCGCTGCTCGTTCGGCTCACCGACTTGAACGCGATCGGGACTCTCGTCCCCGTGCCGGAGACGGTCGCGCTGACGGGTGGCGACGATGGCCTCACGGGGCTGAATGACGAGGACTTCGTCGGCACGGCGGGCGCGCGCAACGGTCTGCATGCCTTCGACCGTGTGCAGGAGCTCGCGACCCTCTTCGTCCCTGGCCGAGCCACCCCGACGGTTCATCAGGAGCTCCTCACGTACTGCGAGCGCGACCGCGACGGGTCGGCCTTTGCCGTGCTCGATCCGCCCGCCGGCGCAAGCGCCGAGGACATGGTCACGTACGTCGAGCAGACGGCGGCGCTGCTCGGGACCTCGGAGTATGGCGCCATCTACTGGCCCCGCGTCACGGTGCCCAACCCCGCGCGCAGCGTGTTCGGCGAGCTCGACTCCATCGTCGTACCGCCATCGGGCGCCATCGCCGGCGTCTTCGCCCGCACCGACGCGGCGCGTTCAGGCGGAGTCTACGACCCGCCCGCGGGCATCGAGAAGGGCCGCCTGGTCGGCATCAGCGGCTTCGAGACCGATGAGGTCCTCGAAGAGCTCAAACGCGACCTTGTGTACCCGAAACGCATCAACCCGCTCACCACGGGGCCGGGTCTGCCGCGCTACATCGACGGCTCGCGCGCGCTCAAGGCCGACGGAAACTTTCCGTTCGTCTCGGAACGGCGCGGGGTCAGCTTCATCGAGACGAGCCTCAAGTCCGGGCTGCAGTTTGCTCGGCACCGCAACAACGACGAGGCGCTGCGTGCGGAAGTTCGGAGGACGCTGACCAGCTTCCTGACCGCACAGATGCAGAACGGGGCGTTCCGCAGCAGGGAACCGGAGAAGGCGTTCTTCGTCGATGTACTGGACGACGTGAACCTCGTATTCGAGGGCAAGCTCGTCGTTCGCGTGGGCCTGGCGACTCAGAAGCCAGCAGAGTTCATCGTCGTCCGCATCAGCCAAGCCGTGCTCGGAGTCGAAACCTAGCCATGGCCGCCGTGCTGCCCAAGAGACGAGCTCGGGGCGCCCTGTCGGCATGGATGGCCGCCCAGGCCGCTTCGGTCTGTGCCTGCGGATGCGGTCGCGAGATGCCGATAAAGAAGTCGCATGCATACCACGGCGCGCCTCGCTACCTGCGAGGACACCACAATCTCCGCGACGGTCTGACGCAAGCAGAGTGGCTGAAGCACCAAGAGGCCCCTCTATGCGCTTGCGGTTGCGGCGAGCGCATCCTCCTGCAGCCGTGGCACCGCAAGAACGGCATTCCGGCGTTTCGCCACGGCCATGAGAGCCGCGTCAGGGAAAGGGCCAAGGCGCTGGATGCATGGGTGCGAGAGAACCGCGGCAAGCACATTTGCGGCTGCGGCTGCGGCCGACGGATCGCGATCCGACGATGTCACTTCCGCACGGGCATTCCCGAGTGTCTTGCTGGTCATCACTCGAATCGACTGAGTGGCACCCTCAATCCGCGATACAAGCACGATCGGTCGCTTTTGAAGAGTCGTGGCTCCGCATTCACGGAAGCCACCAAGAGGCTCATCTATGAGGCCTTCGCTGGGTGCTGTGCGTGGTGCGGCGCCTACGATCTCACGGAGTTTGATCACGTCGTTCCGGTAGCTCTCGGCGGCTCCAACGAGCCGTCGAATGGACAGCTCCTTTGTCCAACTTGCCACCGCTGGAAGACGGCGGTCACGATCATTCCAAGACGCCCCAAGCGTCAACCTGAACCTATCGAGACGGAGAATCTCTGATGGCAATCGTCGGAACACCGCGTTCATTCTTCAAGAAGCACGCGTACATCGTGGAAATTGATGGAGTCCAATCGGCCAGTTTCGCAAAGGCGTCGGAATTGTCCGTGGAGGTCGCTTCGATTCTCCAATACGAAGGCGGCCGGCTCATACCGCACAAATCACCGGGGCGGCTCACGTTCTCGGACATCACCCTGGAGCGTGGCGCCACCCTCGACCGCGACCTCTTCAAGTGGTTCAACGACGTGGCGAACGTCGCGAGCGGTCTCGGTCTTCCCGACAACGCCTACAAGCGCAACCTCGACATCGTTCAGCAGGACCGCGACGGCTCGACGCTCCGGCGCTGGTCGATCTTCGGCGCGTGGCCGGTGAAGTTCGTCGCGGGAGATTGGGACTCGTCTGCGGACGAGGCGCAAATCGAGAGCGTGACTTTGACGATCGACTACTTCGTCCTGGCCCAATAGCCACGAGCACACGGAGACGCACATGTCCGATACCATCATTTGTCCCTCGGGTCTCACGGGTCGCATTCGCGGCATGAAGGTGCGCGAGGAACGCATTCTGGCTGACCGCAAGCTCGCGAAGAGCGGCGGGCAGCTCGATGAGCTCCTCGCGGCGTGCTGGGAGGAGACTCTTGATCCTGGCCCCTACGTCTTCGACGGCAAGGCCGACTGGAGCCGTGTGCTGCAGGGCGACCGCTTCTACGCGTTGCTCCAGCTCCGCTGCCTGACCTACGGCGCCGAGTACGCGTTCTCGGTCTCGTGCGTCGAGGATGCCTGCCGCCGGCGCATTCCGTGGGAGCTGAGCCTGCACGATCTGCCAGCACAGGCGCTCTCGCAGGAGAGCCGCGCTACCTTCCAGGCGGGCAACCGCTTCGAGACGCGCCTGCCGGGCGCCGGCACGCGCCTGTGGTTCAAGCTGCTCACGGGCGCTGACGAGCGGAACCTCGTCGCACTTCGGCGCACGGCCGGTGACCGTGCACTCTCGGCGGTGCTGGCCTATCGCATCGTCGACATCGAGGGCGCCGACGCCAAGAGCAGACGGGCGTTCCTCGAGGAGCTGTCGATGGCCGATGCCGACTTCCTGCACACCGAGTTCGATCGCGTGGACTGCGGCGTGGAGACGGCGATCGACATCGAGTGCCCGGAGTGCTGGGCGACGCAGGAGGTGGAGCTCCCTTTCGACCGGGGCTTCTTCATGCCCTCGAAGGGGACGGCGCGGAACCAAGCGTTGGCTGGCTCTTCCCCGACGTAGCCCTGGAGACCTGGAGGGAAAACGTGTTCCAGCTGGCATGGCATCAGCACGGTGGCAGCGGTCTGGCGATCTCCATGGGAGATGCGCTGGACCTTGCCGTGCGCGATCGGGACTGGCTGAACGAGCGCATCGGCGTCGAGCGCGAGCGTGAGGCGAAGGCGCTCGAGCGGGCGGCGAAGAGGAAGTAGGGATGCTGAACAGCGCTGGCATGGGCTTCGTATTCACGGCGCGCGACCTGGCGTCGTCCACGATCGGGCGCCTGGAACGGACCTTCGCGAGCCTTGATGAGCGGGTCGGCCTGGGCAGCGCGAAGATCACGAGCTCGTTCCGCGGGCTCGGCGTCGGCATGGCGTTCATGACCGCTGGACTCGTGGGCCTGGGCGGCGCCTTCGCGCTCGCCAACGTCGCCGGCAAGTTCGAGGAAGCCATCGCACAGGTCGGGGCCGTGTCGAACACCACGGGCGCCGAGCTGGCGATGCTGCACGACGCGGCGCTGGACGCGGGCCTGGCCACACAGTTCTCGCCCACCGAGGCGGCCATGGGGCTGCGCGATCTGGCTCAGGCCGGTTACACCGCACGGGAGTCCACGGCGCTGCTGATTCCCGTCCTCGATCTGGCGGGCGGGTCCCTCGGCGAGCTCACGCCCCAGGGCGCGGCCGGCGTCGCGACGCAGATGATGAAGGTGTTCGGGATTTCGATCGACCAGGCGGCGTTCTCGATGGACCAGATGGTCAAGAGCGCCAACCTCTTCTCTCTCGGGGCGGGAGACCTACCTATCGCGCTCGGCACTGCCGCGCGCGGGGCGCAGCTACTTCACCAGTCGCTGTCCGAAACCATGATCACCGTCGGCCTCGTCAAGAACGCGATTCCTGGCATCGAGAAGGCCTCCACCGCGGCGTCGGTTGCCATGGAGCGGATGGCCGATTCGAAGGTGCAGACGGCGCTGAAGGGGTTGCACGTCGAGATCAAGGACAGCGGCGACAACTTTCGCTCTTTCCTGGACATCGTCGGCGACCTTGCGCCCGAGCTCGAGAAGATGAGCCAGGTCAAGCGGGCCGGCTTCCTCCTCGAGACCTTCGGGCGGGAGGCGTTGGGCGGGATCAGCGCCACCATGGAGCAGCTCTCCCATGGTGTCACCGACGCCACCGGCAAGCTCTACAAGGGCGCAGCCGCCGTTGCCTACTTGCGTGACCAGATGGCCAATGCTGGCGGCTCGATGGCGGCATTCCGAGACAAGATGCTCGCGACCTTCGAGGGCCAGAAGAAGCTCTTGCGCGGCTCGATGGAGACGCTCGGCATCGTGCTCGGTGAGGCGTTCGCCGAGATCTTCCGCCCGGTCGTCCACGCCGTCGTCGAAGGCGTGAATGCCATCATCCGCGTTGTCCGCGGCATGCCGGCGCCGCTGAAGAAGGCGCTTGGGCTTCTGGCGGTGGGCATCTCGACCTTCGTCGCATTGACCGGGGCTGTCGTGGCGGCAAAGGCGGGCCTTGCGCTCTTGAGCGTGGGCCTCGGAGCGGTTGGTGTCAGCCTGGGCGGCATCGTCGCGGCGATCGCGCCGGCCATCCTCGTGATCGGTCTCGTCGCTGCTGCAGTCTATGGGCTCTACGTGGCGTTTCAGAAGAACCTCGGCGGCATCGCCGACTTCGCGCGCACGGTGTGGGAGCGGGTGTCGTTGTTCTTCCGCGGGCTGGCGCAGCTCATTCAGCAGGGCGGGTTCTCCGACGCCGTTCGCGAGGAGCTGCTCAAGGTGGAGAACCAGGGCCTGAAGCAGTTCCTCATCACGGTGTACGCAGTGGCGTACCGCATCCAGCGGATCTGGGAGGGCTTCAAGGAAGGTTTCACGACTGCCATCGAGGCCGCCGCGCCGGTCTTTCGCGAGCTCGTGGCGGCGTTCACTGACTTGGGGGAGCAGGTCGGAAGATTGTTCTCGGGATGGGGCGACGCCGCGGCGAGTCTTCCCTCGTCGGAGTTTAAGAGCTTCGGCGAGACCGTTGGCGGCGTCTTCGCCACGATCGTGACCTGGGGAGCCATCGTGATCGGCTGGGTGGCACGCTTGGTGGCGGGCTTCGTCGCCGGCTTCCAGTCGATGAAGCAGTTCATCCAGCCCGCCATCGACGCTGTGGGCAACGCGCTCGACCGCCTCAGCGCCGCCTGGGACAAGCTCACCGGCACCACCCAAGACTCGACAGCAGCCGTCGGCGAGTCGGGGCAGGGCTGGCGTGTGCTGGGCGAGTTCCTGGGCCAGGTATTTGGAGCGATCGTCAAAGGCACTATCGACGGACTGGCATTCCTGATCGATGTCGTCGGTGCCGCCATCTACGTGGTGAGCCTGCTCAGGGACGCGTTCGTGGCGGCGGGCACTTGGATCGGCGAGACCGCGGCCGGGATCTACCTGTGGTTCACCGAGACGCTGCCGAACGCCATCTCCTCCGCCATCGACGGGATCGTTGGCTTCTTCAACCGGATCGGGAAGTTTCTCACCGGCGTCGGCCGATGGTTCTCGGGCCTGTTCGACTCGATCGCGTCGGGCATCAAGTCGTTCTTGCAGCCCGTGGTCGACTTCTTCAAGGGCGTTGGCCGCGCCATCAAGGCGGTCTTCGACGCCATCAGCGACTTGGTCATCAGGATCCTGCGAGAGATCCCAGACGAACTCTTGCCCTCGAGCCTGGAGAGGCTGAAGCGGTCGCCGCTGTCCACGGAGGTGCGCGTTGCCGACCAGTTCGATGCCGTGGCGCGCACGGAGACCACGGCGGGACGTGCCGAAGCGGCTTCGTCCTCGATGCCCGCGGCGGTGGACACGCGGGCGCGCGCGGACGACTTCGCACAGTTCGAGTCCAACATGAAGGCGTACGCCAACGACCGGGCGCAGCAGCAGGGCAAGGCCCCGCCCTTCAACATCAACCTGCAGGTCGACGGCGAGACGCTCGCGCGCGTCCAGTCGAATGCCGAGACGGACCTGGCGAGCCGCAGCTTCTCGCCGGTACCGGCGTACTGAGGGACACGACGATGGGACTCGAGATCGCCCAGGCTCGTCCGCCGCGCTGTGTGCTCGTCAACGTCGCGAGCGGCGAGTCGATGGAGTGCCTGTTCAACCCGACGCAGCTCACCGAGAAGGTGTCGGTGAACTGGAATCGGCTCGCCGTGCCGGGGCTCTCACACCAGGTGCTCCAGTACCAGAGCACCGGGAACCGGCAAGTCGGCGGCGTCGAGTTCTACATGGATGCCTACTTCGCGGCGGAGCAGCCGACCGACGTCGGCATCCTGGAGTTCCGGGCGTTCCTGCGGGCGCTGACCGTGCCGCCGCTGGCAACCGAGGGCGTCGCTGCGACGGCGCCACCGCGCACGCTCTTCATCTGGCCGAACGTGCTGACGGTCGAGACGGTGGTGACCGATCTGGAGTTCCAGTACCGCCAGTTCGGCATCGACGGCAGCGTGCTCGTCTACACCGCGACGTGCTCGTTCGAGGAGGTGCTCGACGTGAGGGTGACCTCCGAAGAACGACGAGGAGAGTTCTGATGCCACCCCGCGCTGGATCACGCTACGGCTTCTGCCTCGGCATCCGCGACGAGGCCGGGCACACGTTCCTCACCGATCGCGAGCCGTACGGCTTCCGCCCGCACGCGGACAACCGCGTCCACGTCGTCGTCCAGGGCGACACACTCTACGACCTGGCCGGGCGCTACTTCGAGCCGCTGCCGCGGGCGTGCGGCTTCTGGTGGGTCATCGCGGACTTCCAGCCCGAGGTCATCATCGATCCGACTCTCGAAATCGGCCCGTCGGGAAAGCGCATCTGGGTGCCCTCGGTCCGGGTGCTGACTGACGTGATCCTGGGTGAGTCACGGCGGAGGCAGGTCGGATGACAGTGGGCGGACGCATCGACCGCAGCGCACCCGGTGTGCGCGTCACGCTGGTGCCCGACGAGCATGCCGCCGCCGGCGAGCCCGTCTCGCTCGACGGCCGGATCCTTTGCCTCACCTACGAGGACACGGAGGCCCGCGCCGACAAGCTGTCGCTCCAGCTCGACAACTTCGACCTCTCGCTTTTCGAGCGGCCCGAGCTGGCGGGCGGCGCGATCTTGGAGGTGTCCTGGGGCTACCCGGGGTGCATGGCGCCACCGCGCCGTGTGGTCGTGCGCAAGATCAAGGGCTTCACGACGCTGACCGTTGAGGGCCACGCGCTGTCGGTCCTCATGAACCGGCAGGCGCGGACACGCCGCTGGGAGGGCGTGAGCCGGTCAGAGGTCGTGCGGCAGATCGCTGCCGAGTACGGCTACGCCGACGGCTTCGCCGCCATCGAGGACACGGGGATTCTCTACGAGGTCATCAACCAGGCGGGTGAGACCGACGCACGCTTCCTCAAGCGGCTCGCGGCCCGCGAGCACTTCGTGTTCTTCGTGGATGTCTCGGGCTTTCACTTTCACCGGCGGCTCCAGCACGCGGCGCCGTCGCACGTGCTCACCTGGTACGCCGATCCAGGCCGGGGCGACGTCCTGTCGATCTCGATGGAATCGGACTTGGGGCGTCGGGTGGGCCGTGTGACCGTGCGCGGCCGCGATCCGATGAAGAAGGCCACAATCGAGGCCAGCGCCAACTCGGAGACCGCGAAGCGCTCGACCCTGGGCGACGTCATCGAAGTCGTCGATCCGGAGACCAGGTCATCGAAGGACGAAGAGCGTAACGCCACCGCCAGCGTCCACGCGACGTCGGCCAGCTCGAGCACCAAGGCAGCGCGGGAGGCCGACGCACGCTTCATCGCCGCGGAGCGCGAGAGCATCAAGCTGTCGGTCCAAGCCATTGGCGACCCGACGCTGGCGGCCAAGACGATCGTCGAGCTTCGTGGCCTCACGCCTCGGCTCTCGGGCAAGTACTACGTGGCCGAGGCGAAGCACACGGTCAGCGGGTCTGGCTACGCCACCGAGCTCAAGCTGACCAAGGATGGCTCGGGGCGTCTGGCCCAGGCCGTGGCGCGTGCGCAGGGTGGCGAGCACAACACCGCCAAGGCCAAGTCACCTGGCGCGGCCTCGGAAATCGAGATGGTGAACCGGGAGGACCGCACGACGCACACCGAGTACCGGGCGAGCGGCGCGCTCGCGCCGGAAACCAGCAGCGCGGAGGAGCCACTTATGAGCACGGCGCAATGACGGTGACCACGTTTGCGGACGACACGAGCGCCCACGACACCCCTCTCCACGGGATGTTCGTGGGGTACGTGGTCGATCGCAATGACCCCGAGCAGCTCGGGCGCGTGCGCTGCTGCATTCCGGGCGTCATGGAGCCGCACGGACCGTGGTCCTGGCCGCTCGGGACCGTGGGTGGAGGCTCGGCCAACCGAGGCATCTTCGCCGTGCCCGAAGTCGGAGCCGAGGTTGCCGTGTGGTTCAACCAGGGCGATGGCGAGCCGCACTACCTCGCCGCGCACTGGGGCAAGCCGCGCGGCGTGAGCGAGGTCCCAGAGGAAGCACGCCGCACGCCGCCCGACAACTTCGTGCTCGCGACCGAGACCTTCCGCATCGAGTTGGACGAGGCGTCGGGCCGCAAGAAGCTACAGCTCAAGAACTGCCGCACCGGCGACGTGCTGCTCTTCGACGCCGAAGACAACACGATCACGCTGCAGGGAACGACCGCGATCACGATCCGTGCAGTGGGCGCCATTAGCCTGGAGGCCACGCAGATCACGCTCAATGGACGCGTCGTCCGGCCCGTCGGGGAGGCGATTTAATGCTGAGTTCAGCATTAAATCGCAAATGCCAAGTCGATGGTTATGCACGGCTTAGGCGCGACCGAGGCTGCTTCCGAGGAACGGTGACGTGCTGCGCTTCGCATAAGGACTGCTCCTTCAGAAAGGCCATCAGATGATCCGGAACCCGGAAACGACCAGGCCGGAGTTGCATGGGCAGCTTGTGTTCAAGAGCGACAAGCAGCTCAACGGGACTCGCTCGCGTGTAGACCTCGGTGGTCTCCAAGTGCGCATGGCCGAGCCAAAGCGCGACCTTCCTCAGGTCACCAGTCGCCTGCAGAATGATCATCGCGCAGGTGTGCCGCAAGACGTGAGGCGACACCTTCTTCTCGCGCAAAGATGGGCACGACTCGCTGGCTCGCTTCGTGTGCCGACGGACAATGTCCTCGATGGCCGCGCGCGTCAGCGCTTCGCCATGGGTCGTCACGAAGACCTCTGTGGCCTCATGCTGTCCACGGATCGCAAGCCAACGACGCAGAGCGATCGCGACGTCCTTCCAGATGGGCAGCTCGCGATGGCGGCGACCCTTGCCTTGGATAGCGAGCTGGGCGTGGGGGCGGAGAGTGATGTCGTCGAGGCACACATCGGCCAGTTCCGAGACCCGAAGGCCACAGGTGACAGCGAGATAGAGCAGTGCTCGATCTCTGGCGCCCAGCCAAGTACGCGGATCGGGAGCTCCTACGAGCGCCGTCCACTCCTTGCTGGTGAGGAACGGGACGAGAGGCTCGTCGGTTTTCTTGAACGGGACCGTCAGGACGCGCCGAATCTGGTCGGCACGCTCCGGGACGCGAGCCTCCAGAAAGCGCATGAAGGACCTGATCGCAGCAAGACGCGCGTTGCGCGTGGCGGCCGAATTCCCTCGCTTCTCCTCGAGCTGATTGAGGAACGCTACGACCAGCCGTGCATCGAGGGCCTCGAGCATGAGCTTCGATGGCCTGCACTTGAGCTGTGCGCTCGCGAAAGACAGAAGGAGCCGAAACGCATCCGCGTAGCTCGCGCTGGTATGGACGCTTGCCCCCCGCTCTCTCGGCAGTTGGGAGGCGAAAAAGGCTTCCAGGTGTGGCGCCAGAGGGGTCATGGCTCACCGTCCCCCGGCGCGCTCGGACAGCCTCGCTATGGCGCGCATCAGCTGCGGAGTGCTCTCGTAGTACCAGTACGTGTGCACGACGTCCGAGTGGCCGAGGTAGCGGCTCACGGCGAGCATGTGCTCAGCGACGGCGGAGCTGCTACCGGTCGATGCCTCGAGTGCACGCACCGCGAAGGTGTGGCGGAGGCTGTGGATGACGGGGCCTCGGATGCGGGGCTTGCGAGGAATGCCCGCCGCATCGACGAGCTCGCGGAAGATCTCCTCCACGGTGTGGCGCCGGAGAACCTTGCCGGTGAGCGAGATGAACAGGTGGTCATCCTCGGATGGGACCTGCCGCCGACGGCTGATGTAGCTCTCGAGAGCCGCCCATGTGGAGGAGTGAATCGGGAGTACGCGACCCTTTCCGAACTTCGACTTGCGGACGACCAATCCGGTGGGTCCCACGTCGCTCAACGTCAGGCCCAGGGCCTCGGAGATGCGAAGACCAGTGACAGCGATCAGCGCGAAGAGGGTCTGGAGAATCTGAGGCCGAAGAGTGCCCTTTGGTCCCATGTTGCCGGCCTCTCGCAAGAGCGCGTCGATCTGTGCGCGAGAGAGGATGTACGGCGTCGGCCGTCGATACCGGTAGGTTCCAAGGCACCTGAGCGGCGGCACCTCATGTCGCCCGTCCTCAGCGCGCGCGTACTCGGCGAAGTGGCTGATCGTTCGCAGACGGTTGACGCGCAACCACCGCGATGGCGTGCGCTCCGCCCACTGGATGGCCAGTTTGGTGGCTACATGCCGGACGCCCTTCTCCGCGCAGAACTTTGCAAACTTGCGCAGGTCTGCACCCTCGCGGAGCAGTGCATAGCCTGCGACCCGTCGCATCGCGAGGTACGCGTCGACCAGGTCGCTCATCTGAACCGCCTTAACGGCCATGGTTGCACCACTCCTTTCAGTGCGCGGGCGTCGGTATGCGTGTAGTGCGCGGTCATCGAGATGGACCTGTGCCTCAGCACTGTCGCTATGGACGCCGGGCGCAAGCCCGCGCGCGCAAGGTTGGTTGCGGCTGTGTGGCGAAGGATCTGTCTCCGCGGTGCTGGATTTCGGACCCCGGCAAGCCGCAGAGCGCGGACCCAGATGTTCGTTACGGCACCCGAGGAGGCGAACGGACGAACCGGCCTTGGAACTCGCACGAAGACGACATCCGTGGCCGCTCTCGGCCGGCCCTTCGAAAGGTATGCGAGAAGTGCATCGCCCGCGTCCTGGGGCAACGGGATGCAGTTCTCTCGTCGGCTCTTCCCGCGAACGCGCAGAAGACCCTGATCCCAGAGAACGTCCGAGATACGCATCGTCGCGACGTCACCAGCGCGCAGTCCAAGCCGCACCAAGAGCAGCAGAATCGCACGGTCGCGGAGACCCACCGTGCTCGTGGGCTTGATCGTAGCCAAGATCCTCTCGACCTCGACGCTTGTGAGGATCGCGGGAAGGGGATCGGCTGGGGGGCAGCGGAACCGTGGGAGCGCGTCTTCGAGAGCCTTGTCGCAGAGACCTTCTGCAATGAGAAATCGCAGGAAACCTCGCAGAGCCACGAGAAGGTCCTCGACGGCTTTCGCGGGTGCTTGCGCCCCCTTTGTCATGACAAGCGCACGAAGGCGCGCTGCGTTGTATTGGCTCGGTTCGTCGCCGATCTGCGCGGTGGCTATGCAGAGAATCCGCTCGTACTTGCGCATCGTGGCTTCTCGAACACCCCGGTTCCTCTTGAGCCAATCGATGAAGCGGGCAACGAGGAGGGGAACCGGCCTTGGAGCGGCACGACGGTCGCCTATGCGGCCGTTCTTGATGAACCCAACAAAGACCCGCGCGTGCTTCCTCGGATTCCGCATACCGCGGGCCGGTGGAGCTGGAAGGGAGGAACAGGAGCAATGAGCAGCATGGCGTGCGAACCGAGTCAGGTCGCCTGCGGACAGGTCGGCCAACGGCAACCCGCGTTCGAAAGCCCACGTAGAGACGTGCCACGCCGCGCTGAGGAGCATGCCGCCGTGGCGGCGCTCGTACCCGTCTTGGGTAAGGGCCGCAGCGAAGCGTTCGATCAACTCCCCGTGCGGACTGTTCCGGACGCGGTCAGCGATCAGCGCTCGCCTGTAGAACGCACCAATCATGTCCTGCCTCCTTGGTTCACGGGCAGGTCCCCGATGGCTCATCCAACGCCATCCGTTATGCGGAGCCTCAAGGGGTTCCTTGAGCTCGAAACACGAGATGTCTGGGCGCTGCGAAACGTTCAGGGCATTTCCATCAACCTGGCATTTGCCATCTA